GCAATCCTGGCCATGCCTATCCATGAGGCGGCAACCATCCGCACGAAGGCAAGAAGTTTTTTGCTGAGATCGGAGTTGTAACCGATACCGGCTTGTTCGACTGGCTCAGGGAGCAGTACATCATCATGGCAAAGAACAACAACACACCGGTATCGTTCTGGCTGGAACTGCCCCTGACCGAGTTTTCCAAGTGGATACGGGCATCCAACTCCGTCATTGAGAAATCGAATCAGAAATAGCCGCAGAAAGGAAGTGACATCGTGGCATCGAAGGGAATCGAGATGGTATTCAAGCTGTCAGCAACTCTCGGCAGCTCCTACAATGCAGCATTCAAAAGCGCTCAAAAAGAGATTACCTCCATGCAGAACGAGCTGCAATCCCTGAAAAAGTCACAGTCCGACATTTCTGCATATCAGAAGCAGCAGCAGGCAGCCGAGGCGACCCGGGCAAAGCTGGAGAACCTGCAAAAGCAGCACGACCTTCTTCAGAAAGAAATCTCTGAAACAGAGGGTTCGACAAGTTCTCTTGAACGGGAGGATCTGCGGCTTCAACAGCGCATTACCGACACAACAGCCCAACTGGAATCTCACGAGCGAAAACTGGACCAGTTGTCCGGCAGTCTGGAAGAAGCCGGTATTGACACCAGCAACCTTACGGAAGAAAGCGCCCGTCTGGAAGGCGAGTATGAGAGTCTGCGGACGAAGCAGGAAAAACTTGCTGAATCTATGGAGGACGGCGGGGAAAGCGCCGGCGTGTTCGGAGAAAAGAGCATCACAGCCATTGAAAATCTCCAGCAAATTCTGGTCGCCGCAGGCATTGCCAAGCTGCTTGGAGAAATCAAAGATGCCTTTCTGGAGTGTACCTCCGCTGCTGGTGACTTCGAGGAAGGTATGTCCAATGTGGAGGCACTTTCCGGAAGCACCGGGCAGGAACTCACTGATTTGTCTGACCTGGCAAAAGAACTGGGTGCCACAACGAAATTTACAGCGCAGGAAGCATCCGACGCCATGGGCTACATGGCGATGGCGGGTTGGAGTGCCAGCGATATGCTGTCCGGCATGGACGGCGTTATGCAGTTGGCGGCGGCATCCGGCGAGGATCTGGCAACGGTATCTGACATCGTTACAGACAACCTGAGTGCTTTTGGCCTGACTGCTGCAGATACCGCGCACTTCTCGGATGTGCTGGCTGCTGCGGCAACCAACTCCAACACCAGCGTCAGCGTCATGGGTGAAACTTTCAAAATGTCCGCTTCTGTCGCCGGTGCCTTGGGGTACAGTGTGGAAGATGTCGCCGTTGCTGTCGGCCTGATGGCCAACAGCGGCGTCAAGGGCTCCATCGCCGGTACCGCCCTCAAAAACACCTTCAATGGATTACTGGAGGGCGTCACCCTCACTGGCGCAGCTTTCGGCGAGTATGAATACTCTGCGGTGCAAGCCGATGGCACTATGAAGGACTTCGGCTCCACCATTGAGGAACTGCGCGGATACTTCGATCAGATGACCGAAGCCGAACGAGTAAATAACGCCATTGCGATTGCCGGTGAGCGTGGTTATAACGGCCTACTGGCGGTGCTGAACGCCACCGACGAGGACTATGCCTCTCTGACTGCCAGCATCAACGACTGCTCTGGCGCGGCCGAGAAGATGGCCTCAATCAAAATGGATAACATGAACGGTCAAATCACCCTCATGCAGTCCGCTTGGGATGGCCTGAAGGTCAGCATCGGTGAGCAGTTCACTCCGGCTATGACGAAGGCCTATAAGCTACTGACCGATGTGCTCACTACGGTCAATGAATTTGTCCAGAAGCACCCGATAATCGTCAAGGTCATTGCCGCTGTCGCCGTTGGTCTCGCCGCAGCATCTGCAGCACTGGCAGCATATGTCCTTGGAGCGAAAGCCGCAGCACTGGCGCAGGCTGCACTCAACGCGGTCATGCTGCTGAATCCGGCTGTGCTGATCACAGCTGGTATTGTTGGATTGGTGGCAGCAGTGGCAACACTGGTCGTGGTGCTGGGCGATACCGACAACGAGTACAAAAAACTGACCGCATCCTCGAAGGAGCAGTACGACGAAATCCAGAGATTGAACGCCGAGTATGACGAAGCCTGCGCCACCTACGGTGAGACTTCCTATGAAGCGCAGTCCCTAAAATGGCAGATTGACGACCTCACGGCATCGTATGAAGAAAACAAGATGACCTTGGAGGACTTCATCGCTGCCAACGACGCCCTGATTGAGAGCCACGAAACACTGGTCTCTGAGTATCAGGAGTCTCGCTCTGAACTGGAGAAGTCGGAAGCATCCAACACCGCACTCATCGACAAGCTCTACGAGCTTGCCACAGCCACCGACCAGACCGGAGCGACACAGGAGCAGATGCAGGCGATCATTGAAAGCCTCAACAGCTCCGTGGACGGACTGAACCTGTCTTATGAGGATGTAGCCTCCAATGCGGACGCCTCTATCGCTGCCATCCGCAGAGCCGCAGCTGCACAAGCTGAGCAGGAGCAGAACGCCGAGAACTATCAGGCGTATGTCGATCTGATTAAAGAGCAATCCGAACTGGAAGACCAGTTGGCTCTTGCAACACAGAATGCTGCGGATGCCCAAGACCGGTATGACACCTCGATGTCCACCGTGAACTGGGATTCCTTCTGGGGCGTTGGAGATGCAAATTATAGCAATCTCCAGGATTACTACGGTGAGGTTGACCGCCTGACAGCGGCACTGGAAGAGAACCAGCGGATGCAGGACGAGGTGTCCAGCGAACTTGCGGACTACGCAAGTGCCACAGATGATGCCTCGGACGCCACCGAACTGTTGAACGACACACTGCTGGACGCCTATACCAGAATGTCCGACCTGTCAGAAGCCTACGAGGAAGCCTACAACAGCGCCTACGAGAGCATAGACGGCCAGATTGGGTTGTTTGACACCATGTCAGTGGAGGTTGAGCAATCCGTTGATGATATGATCGCCTCCCTGGAATCTCAGGTTTCCTATATGGCGACCTACTCTGAAAACCTAAAGACTGCCGCCGAAATGGGGCTGTCAGAGGGGCTTCTGGCGCAGCTGTCTGACGGCAGCCAGGAGAGCGCAGCTTATCTGCAAGCCATTGTGGACGGCGGCGCTGAAAAGATTGCCGAACTGAACTCCACCTTTGCGGAGGTTGAGCAGGGCAAGGAGGATTTCGCCAACACTGTTGCAGAGATGCAGACGGATTTTTCCGCCACCATGGACGAGATCGAGCAGGATTTGGCGGACAGCATTGCGGAGATGGATATGAACGCCGAAGCCGCCGAAAGTGGGCGCAATACCGTCCAGGGCTTTATCGACTCGGCGACCAATATGCTCCCGGCTGTGCAGGCCGCTTATGCCAAGGTTGCGCAGACTGCGGCAGACGCTATCAACAGTACACTGGACATCCACTCCCCGTCCCGGGTCACGCAGTGGTCCGGCGAAATGGCCGGAGAAGGCTTTATCCAAGGTGCGGTTGAGATGGAGCCTGACGCAAAGGCGGCATACGCCGAATTGGCAGACAGCGGCGCCGGTGCAATGCAGCAGGAGATCCAGGCGGTGGCATTTGCTCCACAGTTGATGAGTCTGCTGATGGCCGCTAAAACCGTACCGGCGCAATCCGCTGTGGCTGCCACGAGCGGTGGCGGCACACCAATCGAGCTCAATGTGGAGTACCACATCACCACAACAGGCGGAGAAGACCTGACAGACAAACTCGACCAGAGCGCCCAGAATCTTCGTGAGATAGTCCGGCAGACTGTTGAGGAGATCATTGACGATGACAACAGGAGGCGGTACTGATGACCTACACGACAAAACAGGGTGATCGGTGGGACGCCATCGCCTACAAGGTTCTCGGCGATGAGCGATATATGAGCCAGTTTATCGCCGAGAACAAGCAGCACAGGGATGTGTTCGTCTTCCCAGCCGGGGTGGTGCTCACTGTCCCAGAGATAACGGAGGAAGAGGAAAGCACCTCCCCGCCGTGGAGGAGGTGACCTTACATGAGCAGCACATCAGCCGCAAGGCGCACAAAGTCCAAGGTGATTTTTGCCGGTGTGGACATTACAGATGACATCGCCAAAAAGCTGCTATCGCTCCAATACACCGACAACGAGGAGGATGCCACTGACGATTTACAGCTGGTGATAGAGGATTCCGATTATGTCTGGCTGACCAAATACCTGAATGCCATCGTAGATGCGGCTGCGGAGTCTGACGGGGAAGGGACCTCGTCTGATAGCGGAAGTGCCTCCACCACACATACCGTCGCCAAAGGCGATACGCTGTGGGGCATTGCGGCGACATACCTGGGCGACGGGGCGAGGTACATGGAGATCTACAACGCCAACACGGACAAGATCTCCAATCCAAACATCATCTATCCCGGGCAGGTGCTGACGATCCCCGGCAGCGACAGCAGCGAGACGCCATCCACCGAATACAAGAACAAGGGGCTGCGCATTCAAGCTGTTTTTGTCCGTGAGAATTGGAACAGTGACGGGAAAGACAAGGTTCTGGATACTGGCGAGTGCGCCCTGGATGACATCTCCTGCTCTGGCCCGCCTAATGTACTGACCTTCAAGGCCACATCACTGCCAATGGACACTGCCGTCGGGCAGACGAAGAAGAACCAGGCATGGGAAGCCTACTACCTCTCCAGCATTGCAAAAGAGATTGCTTCTCGGGCAGGAATGGAGTGTATGTACGAAAGCGACGCCGACCCGTATTATGACCGGGTGGAGCAGGTGAAGCAGTCTGATATATCCTTTCTGTCCGCTCTGTGCCACAACTCAGGTATCAGCCTAAAGGTCACATCAAATACCATTGTCCTGTTCGACCAAGCCAAATACGAGGCAGCAGAGCCGGTTATAACCATAACAAAAGGCTGTGGCTATCTGACCTACCGACTAAAAACAGGCCAGTGCGATACGGAATACGGCTCCTGCGAGATCTCCTACACCGACCCCGTGAGTAGAAAGACCTACAAAGGGAGCTATGCCGACCCGGACGCAGAGGACGACGCCCAAGTCCTGTCGCTCAATATGCGGGTCACTTCCAATTCCGAAGCCGCCGCCCTCGCCAAGAAGATGCTGCGGCTCAAAAATAAATTCGAGCGCAAATGTGAGTTTACCTTCCCGGGCGACCCAAGCTTGGTGGCCGGCGTGACCGTCATCTTGAAGGGCTGGGGGATGTTCGACGGGAAATACATCATATCCGCATCTGTCCATTCTTTAGGCAGCAGCGGATACACCACAAAGATTACACTACGGAGAGTTCTGGAGGGATATTGATGAACGCTGAAATCGAATCCACCCTGGAGCAGATCGTCCGGGTCGGAACGGTCAGCTCCATCAATACAGCAAATCGGACAGCGCGTGTGAAGTTCACGCACTTGGGCGACATGGTGTCCGGGAACCTTCGGGTGATGCAGCAGTACGCCTGTGATGTCCATGTGGAGCCAGACAACGACCACGCCCACACCGACAGTATGGGCGGCAGCACAAGCACCATTCCGAAGCATAACCACCCAGGCACCTACACGACATACTGGATGCCGAAGGTTGGAGATACCGTCATCTGCCTATACCTTCCTGTGTTCAACGGCGACGGCGTGATTTTGGGGGTGTTGAAATGACGGTCGGCTCTTTCGGCGATTTGATCTTCAAGGTGTCCGCCGAGCAAGTGGTGACATTCGAGAGTATGTCCTGGGAGACCAATGCCAGATGGGCTGAACATGAGCGGCACTTGAACGAGCCACTTTTGGAGTGGTTGGGAAACCAGAACGACAAGATGACATTTCCCATGACCCTTACGGTTTTTGCTGGCACAAATCCACTGGCTGAAATCGTGAAGATACTCAATATGAAACGCTCCGGCGAACCGCAT